GGAGGCCAGCTAAAAAAGCGTGCTCTTAGGAATAAAAACCGAAGAAAGCTAATGGCAGGGGGTCGGGTAAAACTAGGTGACGGAAAAGACATCCACCACGTAGGAAACAAACTAACAGTAATGTCAGCCTCTAAAAACCGAGGCATGAAGGGCGAAGGAGGCAGAAAAAAAGGCGTACCACACAAGAGTAAAAATTAAATAAAATGGCAGATTATAAATGCGAATGCAACGAAAACGTTGTAAATAAATCAGGGGTTACAATAAGATTTATTGAAGGAAAGGGAGCTATTAATGATATCGAATGCGAAAAATGCGGGGAATACATGGAGCTGGCAAACCCCAAATCTGGAGCTCCTGGGTTTAGATCTAATAGATATGGACAGACATTTTGAACATTCTTTTAGATGTTAAAGAATATGAAGAGCCTGCTGTTAAGATTTGCCCCAACGGTACAGAAGGTGAAATTATCGAACTCGGTGGGTTACTCATTTGTCTTCCAAAAAGGCCCCCTAAAAAAGAAATTTTCGGATATAAAGAGCCAAACGCTATGCAAGTGTGGAGAAGGCTACCTATGCCGAAGGAATTGTCTCGTGTTCGTTCTATGGATGAGTGGTCGGAAATGCCAAGGGAGTTTAGAGAGAAGTTTCGTCCATATGTCGAGGAAGAGTTTCGGCGCAGGCGTGAGGGTTTTTGGTTTTATAACAACGGCACAGATACATATATTACGGGGAGGCATTATATGATGCTTCAGTGGACCAAGCTAGATATTGGTTACCCTTACTTTTTAAATTTTCAACGTGAGATATTTTTACATATGGCTGCTTGCGAGATTGACCCTCGTTGCATTGGTCAGCTTTATACTAAGTGCCGTCGTTCTGGGTATACCAATATATGCTCTGCTGTCCTTGTCGATGAGGCTACGCAAGTTAAAGACAAGCTTATGGGTATACAGTCAAAAACAGGTAAAGACGCTCAGGAAAACATCTTTATGAAGAAGGTGGTTTTTATGTTTAGAAACTATCCTTTCTTCTTTAAACCAATACAAGACGGTACAACGAACCCACGTATGGAGCTGGCTTTCAGGGAGCCGTCAAAACGTATAACAAAAAAGAACAAAACCTCTCAGATGGGGGAAGCTCTTAACACAGTGATAAACTGGAAAAACACTACTAACAATGCATATGACGGTGAAAAATTACACCTGTTGTATCTAGATGAAGCAGGAAAATGGGAAAGACCTACAGACATAAGGGACGCTTGGAGGATTCAGAGGACGTGTTTGATCGTCGGAAGAAAAATCGTGGGGAAGGCTCTGGTCGGAAGCACAGTAAATCCAATGGACAAAGGCGGTACTCAATACAAGGCTCTGTGGATGGATTCGGACCCGAATCAAAGAAACGCAAATGGGAGGACTAGAACTGGGTTATACAGATTGTTTATACCCGCCTATGAATCTTTAGAAGGTTTTTTTGACATACACGGACACCCTATTGTTCAAGACCCAGAAAAAGAAGCAATGGGTATAGACGGTGACCCAGTATTTATAGGCTCTAAAACGTACTTAAAAAATGAAAGAGAGTCCCTTAAAGAAGATGCCTCTGAATTGAACGAGGTTGTTAGGCAGTTTCCTTTTACAGAAGACGAAGCTTTTAGAGATAGCATTGAGGGGAGTCTTTTTAACATAGGGAAGATATATGAGCAAATACAATACAATGATGAGCTTTTTCCAAACCCCGTAGTTAAAGGTAACTTTATTTGGAAGAATGGAGAGATAGACACAGAGGTCGTCTTTTCACCTAACGCAGAAGGAAGATTTAAAGTGGCTTGGCTGCCTCCTGAAGAGTTAAGGAATCAAAGAAAAGTAAACAAAGGCAAAAGAGTTGCACCAAACGACCATATAGGTTGCGGGGGAGTAGACTCATACGATTTAGACGCTACAGTGGACGGAAGGGGATCTAAAGGTGCGTTACATCTTTACAACAAGTTTAACATGGAGCATCCCTCTAACACGTTTGTTTTAGAGTACGCTTCAAGACCTCCTTTAGCAAAAATATTCTATGAGGACGTTCTTATGTCGGCTGTGTTTTACGGGTACCCTATCTTAATTGAGAACAACAAGTACGGTATTGCAAGACACTTTGAATCAAGAGGTTACGATGGATACCTAATGGACAGACCAGAACATCTAAAGTCTCCAAACTCTAAAATAAAAGTAAAGACGAAAGGAATACCATCTAACTCTCAGGACGTCATACAATCTCACGCTCATTCTATTGAAGCCTATATTCATGATCACGTAGGTGTAAACAGAGACACAGATGAACACGGACGCATGTATTTTAATAAAACGTTAGAAGATTGGATTGGCTTTAAAATAGATGATAGAACAAAGTTTGACCTTACAATAAGTTCGGGTCTTGCTCTTTTAGCCGCTCAGAAAGTAAAAGCTAAACCTGTTGTTAGCTTCTCTGAAAAAAAGTTTTTTAGGAAATATAATGTTTTAGGATGATTCACTATATTTGCATAAAGTAATTATACTTATCTTATAATGATCAGCAACTCAAGTAATCGTACTGGCAAATTCCCAGACCCGTTAGCATCAAAAGAATTGAAAGATTCTAAGGCTTATGGTTTAAAGTATGCGAAGGCAATAGAAAGCCAGTGGAACTCAACAAATGAGGAAAACGCTCTTCAAAAGAAAAGAAGCAACACCTTTGAAAGAAACCGAGATTACGCTCAAGGTGTTCAGAATACAACTATCTACAAAAGACTTTTAAACTCTCTTGACCCTAATGCTGGTGATGGTAGCATGCTTAATCTGGACTATACTCCAGTTCCGATACTGCCTAAGTTTGTAAGGATTGTTGTAAATAAGATTCTTTCTAGGGACCCTTATCCAAATCTTGAAGCAATTGATCCTCTTTCTTCTTCTGAGAAAAACAAAGAGAAGAACCGCCTCAGAATGCAGGTTGAAATGAAGGCTGATCTGCAAAAGCTTAAAGAGGAGACAGGAGGTTTAATTCTAGATAAAGACCCTGACTCTTTGCCAGACAGTTTGGAAGAGGCTGAAATATTTTTAAAAACAAACATCAAGACGGATGCAGAAGTAGCTGCTCAAATTGCTACTAACATGACCCTGTCGTGGAATAACTTTAACGACAATATTTTTAGAAGATGCGTTAACGACTTAGCTGCTATAGGAATGGCTGTTGTACGTAGGAGCAATGACCCTAACTACGGTATAAAAACTGACTATGTGGATCCTGCAAAGTTTATACACAGCTACACAGAGGACCCTAGTTTCGATGATTTAGTTTATGGAGGTAGCATTTCATCTATTCCAATACAAGAATTAAAGAGGTTGTGTGGTGATGAGCTTCAAGAGGAGGACTTTCAAAAAATAGCTAAAAAAGCTAGCGGAAACAGTATGTCTCCATACGCTTCTCATTACGATGCGTCTTCTAAAAAATCAGTTTATGGATACGACGAACACACGGTAGAGGTTTTGGACTTTGAGTTCTTGTCAGTTGATTGCATGTTCTTTGAAGAAAAGGAAAACCGTCACGGAAACAAAAACTTCTTTTATGAGGGTCACTCTTACAAAGAACGACCAGGAAGCGTGTTTGAGCGCACTCCGCATAAAATGGAGGTAACTACTGTGTACTCAGGAAAATACATACTTGGAACAGACTACGTTATAAACTACGGTCAGAAAACAAATATTCCAAAAAACATACATGACATAAGCAAGGCAACTTTATCTTACTCTGTGGTAGCTACAAATATCAGCAGAATGATGCCTAAGTCTATGGTAGACAGTTGTGTAGGTTTTGCTGACATGTTGCAAATAACCCATCTTAAGATACAGCAGTCCATAGCTAAAGCTAAGCCAGATGGTTTAATTATAGATATAGAAGGACTAGAGGGGGTGGAGATAGGAAAAGGCGGGGAACTACAACCTTTAGATCTTCATGATATCTACGAGCAAACAGGTGTGTTCTACTACAGAAGCAAGAACCCAGAAGGCGGTCATCAAAATCCTCCTATTCGAGAAATAGGCAACAGCATAAGAAACATAAACGAGCTAATAGGTCTTTACAATCATTACTTAAAGCTAATTCGAGATACAACAGGTATTAACGAGGCTATGGATGCTTCTTCCCCTAAAGGAGACGCTTTAGTTGGGGTGAGAGAGCAAGCTATTGCCGCTGGTAACAACGCGATCTATGACATAACTAATGCCTCTATGATCCTATACAAGAAGGTTTGCGAAGACATAGTAAAGTGTTTGCAAATCATACCAAAAGAATCAGCTTTAAGAGGTATATACGAAAACGCTGTAGGTAGTGAAAACATGAAGGTTCTATCTTCTTTTGACAATCTCCCAATGTACAACTTCGGGGTTCAGGTTCAGAAGGAAATGGAAAGCGCAGATAAACAATACTTAGAGCAAAGCCTGCAAGTAGCGCTAGGACAGAAGGAGATTGACCTTGAGGATGCTATGATAGTGAGATCTATGAAAGATGTAAATCAAGCTGAAAGGTTGCTTATGGTTAAGCGTAAGAAAAGACAAAAAGAACAACAGGCTATAGCGCAGCAAAACTCACAGATGCAGTCCCAACAGGCTCAAGCTGCAGCTCAGGCCGCATCACAAGCTAAGCAACAAGAGATGCAGGTAGAAGGACAGCTAGAGGCTCAAAGAATACAGCTAAAGGCTCAAGCCGAGATACAGGTTGCTCAAGCTCTACATGAACTTCACAAGGAGATAGAGATAATTAAAGCTCAGGCAACGTTAGGATTTAAAACAGACGATCAAGAGTTTAAAGAGAAAATAGAAGTATTTAAAGAAGATCGAAAAGACGATAGGATTGTTAAGCAGGGTGACGAGAAAAGAAAAATGACTTCTCCGCCACCACCAGAAAACAATCAAGAAATAATGAACCCAATGCTTAATCAGTAATTATGGCGAGTAAAGTTAATTTAGACGTGTCGGAAAGGCTAGACATAACGTGTCGTAAAGGAGATACTTTCTCTCTTACTGTAACGTTAAAAGATTCCTTAGGGGTAGTTCTCCCTTTATTGACGGATAGTTACACTATGTTTATGCAAGTGTATGACGCGTCTAAAAGATCTTCACTTCCCGTTATAACGAGCCCTGGACAAGGCGTGCAATCAATAGTTCAGTTTGATGATTTTGTGCTTGACAATAGCGGGAATGTTACGATAAAAGCTACTGCTTTAACAATGAATCAAGTTAAATCTGGCCGATATAAGTATGACTTGCAATTTATCCTACCTGTCACAGGTGAAGCTGCCACACACACTACTGTTTTGTTTGGGTCCTTTATAGTTAACGAAGACGTCTCTAAGGTAATACTCTAAGGTAATATAAAAAATCATGAAAACTTTAAAATATAAAAAAGGAGGGAAGCTTACTATTTACGATAAAAAAGTAGCGGTAGATCCTCCGAAAGGATTCCACTGGATGGAAGAAGGCGGAAGATATTTCTTAATGAAAGGCTCATATGGAGAGCACCCGAACGCTGTAAAAAAAGCAATGTTCAAAACAGCAAATCACTCAAAATCTTAAACAATATTTAT